ATCGTCAATAAATTGTTTGACATTTTAAATTACTCCAAATAGATTAGGTTTACCGAATCTTACCCGCTTTGCGTGCCAATTTCCACGCCTGATAACTACCATGCCATTCGCCATTAGCGGACATGGGTACATCAGGCTGACCTTGACCACCACGAATCGGTTGAATCGGTGCTGGTGCTTTACTTCTTACAACAGGGGCTGTCTGCTTGGTCTCAGGCTTTGCCTCAAACCTTGCTTCTAGTCTCCCAATCTCTCTAAGCGCTGCATTTGGACTCAAGCTGGCGATCTTTTTGGCTAGGTCATTGTTTTCAGCTAGGTGATACAGGATTTTTGGGCCTACATCACTCTCCAGAATTGCATCACGGACTGCGTTATTCACGACAACATCACTAGATGCGACCAAATCATCAAAATCGGGCAATTCCGCTTTGGCATCTTGAACCTTTTGCGCCCAAGATTGGATAATCTTTTGCTGCGCTTCTTGCTCTCTTGCCTGTGCTACTTGCCTATCCCGTTCCGCTAACGCTCTTTCTGTTGAAAACTCGGCTAGAGCCTTCGCATACTCAAACGCATCGCTGAACTGGCTTGGTTGTGGCTCTTGGTCAACATTGATAGCTTGTGGCTGTCTCTGTTGTTCCATTGCCGCCAAACGCTGTTCTAAATCTACCCTAGCTTGGCGTTCCCGCTGGGCTTCTTGCCTAGCTTCCTCACGTTGCTTGGTTATCTCTGAAAACCGCTTTTCAAGTTTAGGATTTTGCTTACGCTCACCCTCTTGGTTTGCTTCCTTTTCTGCCTCTTTCGGTTCACTCTGTTCTGCCTTGGCTACTGGCTCGGGAGTTTCCTCAACCGCCTCAGTATCCGCAGGGGATTCAGCTAAACCTAATCTGTTTGCATAAAATTCTGCTGCATTCTCGCTAGTCAATACTTGACCCGCTTCTTTATCGGACATACGTTTCCCAACGATTTGACCCTATGAACCTCATAGGTACGGTTTAGTGGTTTTTACCACAAATTCTTTTAAAAATCAAATAGCCCGTTCAGTTGTTTCGGCAGAAGCATTTTTAAGCGTCATTCTGTCCAAAGTAGCCAATTGAATAGCTATGTCTGCTTTCATGCGTTCTATCTCAATTTGAGTCTGAGTTTTCAGCACAGTATCGTGTGCTTGACCATCCACCCGCAATTGCATTTCGGCACGATCACTTTGCTCACGAATCTCAACTTCATGCGCCTTGTTTGTCTCTTTCATTAGAGTGCGCTTGGTCTCGGAATCTTGACGTAATTGCTCAACGTCCATGCGGTTTTTAAGCATTAAATCTCTAGCTTGAAGCGCCTGTGTAAGTTCCTGAATCTGCTTCTGTGAAATAGCCAATTGCATTTGTACTTGTGGCGGCACTTTAGACTTATCGTCAATTTGAGCCATTGGGTTAGCAGCGGCAAGGCGGTCAGCAATAATGTCAGCGCCAGGCCAATCCATGTTTCTAAACACCAAATCACCCGCCACTTTCATCAATTCTGGTGTGGCAGACAACAATGGAAGCATATTGTCCACAGCCTCTTGGCGCTTGGAGTTATAGCCTGGGCCTGTCTCCATCACCACATCGTATTGACCCACAGAAATGTCGTTCAGCACTCTGCCAACAGAATCCCGTTGATTGATCGTCAACAATTCGGGCTTGCCATCATCGCCAATGATTCGCATGACACGCTCTGTATCGTAAATCTTAGGAATAAGGTCTAGGCAAATTTTGCCAATGTGAGCAATTGACCGTGTAAGGTTGTCGTAATAGTCAAAGTTTGTTAGGTCAACTTGTTGTTGCTGACCATTCAATGCTTTGCCTGAAATGTTGCCTTGCCCAAGCTGTGCAGGGTCAAAAACGCCCATGATGTTTTTAATATCATTGTCCACACCCATAGCCGCGGCCATGATTCCCGCTTGTGGAGGCTCTGGCTGTAGGCGAACTGGGGGAGGCGCTGGGCGACCGTCAATGTCTGTCTGCTTGTAGCGCAAGAGTGGGAAAGACTTAATGTTGGCATTTGCCCAATCACTTTCATGTCCCTCGTCCTGACCTTCAGCCAGCAACCATTTGGCTTTAGGGGCTAATGCCACGCCTTCGGTGATGGAAGTCTGCCAAAAGTTATACATACGCTGTGGGTCTTTGGCATAGCGAATCATGCCAAATTTTTTGCGCTTGTCACCAATGACAATGTGTCTGCCATATACAGGAACAATTGGGATATGTTTACCAGCCCAATCTCGTTCCTCAAGCACTTCAACAGCGGTTAACTTGCAGTATTTAATTGTTTTCTTATAAGAATCACGCTTGTCAACAACGGTAATGCCGTAATTGTCAAGGCGGGTAAAGAAATCCTTGTCATCAGCAAAAGTAGCTGTTCCATCGCTTAAAAGGTACAGCGTAGCTTTTTCTTTGACTGTGTAATAGTACTCAGCAAGGCGAATATCCTCTTTGGTGATCCACTCGGACTGTGAGTCGCCAGTACCGCGCTGGGTGAAACTCGTGCCGCCATCTTCTGCGTCTGGGTACATCTTGCGGAATTCATCTTTACGCATCATTGTTGTAATTAAGCAACGATCAGCGTCAGAGCCATCAGGCAAGACTGAATTAGGGTCAAAGTAGACTGTAAATGGATTGTCTACAGGGTCAATGTAGATTTCTTGGTCAAATGAGTCCTCAGAAATGTAGTCTGTGCGGACTCGCATATAGCCCCAGCCCATGCGTACAGCGTATTCAAACGCATTGTCATAGGCGTGATCAGCGTTGGAATTGACCTCAATGTGGCGAATAATGCCCTGAATTGTCTGTGCATCAACCATGTCCTCATGCGTGTTTGTCGCATGAACTTTGATTCTTGGGCGTTGCTGGCGTTGTTGATTTGATACTTGGCGGCAATAGTTATCCACCTTGTTCACCGTAATAACGGGGCGTGACTCAAGATTGCGTGAGTTTTGCAGTTCTACAGGCCATTGATCACCACCACCAAACTTCAAGTCCTCAAGTGCTTCCTGACGGTTCATTGTGTCTGCATCGTTAGCAAACTTCAGAAACTCTATTGCTTCTTGAATTCGTGAGTCGTAATCATCAGCCATGATGTTGCCCTAAGTGATTTGGAGACATTTTAACTCATCCATGAGTGTTGGCTACCATAATTTGCGGTAGGTCTGGGCTTTCTGCGCTCTCTAGGCTCATTGACCATCAGACCAATATATCTAAACGCATCAGCGCCATGCGAGTAATTGTCGTGCAAAGGCGTTCTGCTAAATTGCTTAGTGTCTGGGTCTACATCGTAACGGTAATGGCGTAGACATTGCAAGCCTTCGTGACAATTATCCCTGTCAAACCACATATTTGTAAACAATGTTCTAGCCGCATTGATTGAGTCTGTAATTGGCGTTCTAGGAATGATTTTGGTTTTATAACCCGCGGCCCTTACGATTTCCTCAATGCTTCTACCATTTGCCGCCAGCGTTTTGTTCTCAGCATCGTGTGGAAGCCATAGCGTGTCGTACATATAACCAAACGTTTGCATCTTGGCTAGGTAGTCGCTCATGGTCTGTTGATTGCCCTCAATGTAGCGAATTAGGCGGGTTTCCATGCCTATAAACTGCAAGAACCAGATTGCTGTGGCATCAGACCAACCAAGGTCAAAGATGGCGTGAACGGGCTTTGTAGCATCGTAGTTAACCTTTGTAATGCGCCCATCCAACTCAGCCAGTTGCATTTCTTTGGCAAAGATAGCGCCATCTACTGTCTGTCGGCATAAACCTTCCCAAACCACGTTATAAGCCTGTGGATCACGGTGTTTAAGCGCATCCTTCTCAAGTTTCAGCGTTTCAGGAAACCACGGGTTATCTGACCAGTTTACTTTTTGGACAATGCAATCTTCTGGGGGACTCAGCACAAACCGCTGATAAGTCTCGTCTGTCTCTAATTCTGGGTTGAAAGTTATCCAAATCTCGGACTTTTCCTTACGAATGGTAGGAATCAGCACGTTCCACGACATTCGGCTGGTTGTCTGCGCTTCCTCAACCCAGCACACATCAACACCCTCATAAGACTTAACATTTGCCACATTGTTCTTTAAACCAACAAAACTAAACTCTGTGCCGTTCCTTGCTCTGATTGATGCTTGGGTGATTTCATAGAAGCCTTCAAGCCCTAGCGCCATGATTTGATCGCATAATAGCTTGTGAACTGAGTCTTTGATAGATGTCTGGAATTCACGGGCGCAAAGCACCCTTAATGGGGCTTGTGCGCCTTTAATCAGCAAAGCCCTAGCAACCCCCCATGATTTAGCCCCACCGCGGCCACCGTACAGGACTTTATAGCGCGATGGCTTAAACAAGCATTCCAGCTTTAGCGGGAACTCTGCTTTGGCTAGTGCTTGTTGAACTACTGACATAGGTTGTTGGAACTCAATTCGGTCTTTGACTAGGTGCGCTGGAAAGCCAGAAAAAGGCGCACATCAACATCCTTGAATGCTGGCTTAACATTCCAACACGAATGGGGTTGCCCATGCGTCTTAGATGTCATTAGGCTTTACAAATGAAACTTGGATACCAGTAAGGAATGGCGCACCATCTGCGCCTGTAATCTCTTGCTTGACTTGCTCACGATACTTTTTGGGAAATCTTGCCGCCATAGACCTTGACCAGATTGTTGCGTTCAGTCTTGGCCCATCTTTAGTCTCAACCATGTAATTGTCGGCTTGATCTTCCCACCATGCTTGCTCATGTTCCTTGGCTTCGCTTAAGGCTTGCATAAATTCTTCGTGTTCATCACGCCATTTGTACATAACCCTAATGGATAACCCTAACCTTGAAGCAATTTGTTCCACGCTTTTGCCTGTTTTACCCAATGCTATGACTTCCTCACAATACTCTGGTTTGTAGAGGGATGGGCGACCAACAGGGCGTTTCTCGGTTGTTTCAGTCATTTAAATTATTCTTGTGTTTTGAAATAGCCTTGACGATTTAAATATAGTAAATCGCTTAAAGGCGTATCGTAGCCATAACCACCTTTTTGTGGGGTGAATTCATTGGGGAAGTTTTGAAGTCGTTGTTCAGGCGTTAAGTCTTGCCTTGCTTGGACTTGTCTGGCTTCTACTTCACCGCCTAAACGCTTATACATTTGGCTTGGAGTGTAAGGAGTCGTTTTTGTGTCCAATCCATACATCTTTACCATTTGTTCAGCTTGCGTTCTTGCGTCTGTGCCTTTGCTGTAAAGAGGCCAGCTTGCTTGAAATCTTGCTTCCTCATGGGGCAACCAACTCATAGCGCCTGATTTATCGTAATGGTTAATCAATGCGGATTCTGCATTACTAAACCAATCTGAATTGTTTTGTGGGGTTAAACCCAATCTGTCTGCGTGTTGTTCTACTTCTTTGCGCCAGTTAAGAATGTCTCTTGCTTTTGTTGCGGCATCTTGTTTTGTAAAATCTTGAGCCGATCCACCAACAGCCCAATTTTCAACCTCTTGAATTGGGTGTTGCAATTCGTGAAGCATTACGTCTTTAGCGTCCTTGCTTGACAAATTTGGGTGCATTTCAAGCCAGCCTTTGCCTTCCTCTGGAATAGCCATGCGACCATGAACATTGCTGTTTTTGGGCAAAAACCTTACTTCAATGTCTTTCAATTCTGGGTAATGCTTATAAAGTTCAGGATGATGGAATATGTCACCAACAGTAACTGGCGCGGCTGTTTTGTCCTTACCTAGCGCTGTCATACGATTCATTACCGTATCTTCAAATGTTCCTGTGCCTTTAAGAAAAGCAGATTTATCATTTATTTCTTGCCGCCATTGATTGTCAGCAATACCACGATGAACCCCAAGTTCTTGGTGAATGTCTTTTGGACTCATTCCCTTTTTTTCAAGCATTGCGGCTTTAAATGCAATGTTTTTAGCGGCAGGGACAAAAATGCCACCAAAATTGTATGCTTCTGCCATTTGTTTGGCTAATTGTTTAGTTTTAGGCCCATAACTTATGCCTTCTTCTTCAGTAGCTTGATAAAGCTGATCTTTTGCAGATTTTGCTTTATCAATAGCATTTCCAGCCATTTGCTGTAACCCAGCCACAGGATTACGGATTAGATCAGACCCCTTACGCTTGGTAGAGTCAATCAGGCTATATATGTCGGCTAGTGTTGGCATAGTGCCACTAATTTACTCGGTTTCGGTTGGCTTTTCAACCGCAAGTTGTTTTAGCCATGCCTCATTCTCAGCAATAGCGCCTGAAATAGCATGAAAGTTAGCCAGCATTTGTTCTTTTTGCTTCTCAAGGTCAGCAATTCGGGCTTTTACTTGGTCAATCATTTTTTGGCAGTCTTTGCAGATTGTTTGAATGCTTCAGCGGTAGGTGCGCCCTTTGTGCCGGGCGTTCTCATGCGCTCAACGGGTTTGCCCTCTGCCTTTTGGCGCTCTATGCGCTCTTGTTTTTTGTGGATGTTGGCATACAAGCCGGGTTTGGTAGCCATGTTTACTCCTCAACAATTGCACAAATGTCAGCTTCTTGAATGATCTGATAATCTTGACCATCAATCTTTTGAGTGGGCCAGTTCAGATAATCCCCGTTGCCATACTTGATAAAGTCGCCAATTTGGGTTTCATACACTTCAGGCCCAACCGCCACAACAGTTCCCTCGTTAAAAGGCTCTTTGTTGTTCACATAGATAATATCTGACAGCGTTCTAACTAAAGGCTTGACAATTACCCTGTCGTTTAATGGGCGCATCATTTTGCATCCTTTGCTGGTCTGCCACGTTTCTTTGGCGGCTCAGAAAAAGCACCCGCCTCTGGGACGGGTAAAACATCCTCAAGGATGGCAACTAATTGATACTCACCGCACCATTCTGTGTAGTGACGGTTTTGAAATGTGGGGTAACGTCTACATTGCCCCATTATGCCTATGTCGTTAAAGTAAACACAAGCCTTACAATTCTGTTTAAGCATGGCAAATCTCCTTTATTTGTTGTGCCTAGAAACTCATTCAGCCCTGCATGGCTGTTTGGGTTTCGCTATTTCAGCGGTACTCTGATTTAGTTTTAGTGTAGCAAATACCGTCTGTGCGACCAGTATTGAATTGCTTATCAGCACCCATTTTGTCCTCTTTACCCATAGCAACGCCACCACGCATTTTTTCCATGCGTTCGCCTGTACGGTCAGAAGATGCCGCACCTTTAGGGGGTGTTGCGCCAGTTGTGCTTTTAGCCATTGTTGTGTCCATTTTACCCATGATTTTTCCTTGCAAAGAATTTATGGTTTTGACTTTATGCGCTATGTGGCACAATGTCAATCACCATTTTAACAGGAATTTATCATGGCTTCAAAATTTATCATCACAGCCGCAAAGTCTAAAACTCCCCGTGAGCCAATGCACTATGAAAAGGTTTCTGAGCATCGCGCTGAAATGTCCCGCATTAAAGCTGTGGAAAAAGAATTGAAACAACATGAAGCTCAAGGCTTAGACAAAGCTCATAAGGGTAAATGAGGAATTGGCACTTCTGGCGGCCATCTGTCTCCAAGTGCCTCAACCGTAGCAATGTGAGCTTTTTGCCACATATCTTTGCGTTCATCTTTTGATAGATGTGCCCCTTGGTCTATTTCGTAATGGCATTTAAGGCACAAAGCGGCCACTAAGTTGTCATCAGCCTTGATGCCCTTACCCTTGCCACCACCCCAATTGCTGTGAGCCGCTTGAACCCCGTTATCTATGCCACAACTTTGACAGGCTAAACCCGCTACCAGTTTTAACAGTTTCTGGCTTCTCACATACTGGTGTTTCAGATATTGCATATTCTTTGGTTTGGTATTTGTGGCCGTTTTTGCATTCCCGCCTTCTAAGGATAAATTCAGGGTTTGCTCTTGTGTCTAAAACTTTGTTTTTGCAAATGGCGCAAATTGGACACATCATTTTTCGTCAATGCCTTCGTAAATTAGCTGTAACTTAACTAATTCCAAAGCACCGATTATTGTGGCCATATACAGGGTTTCATCATATTTGTTAATGGTGTAAAGCAAGTCTTCTATAAGACTGTCCACCAGTTCACCTTGATTAAAGTTCATGTCTCTATTCCTTTTTCTGCCATCCAGCACAATAACCACTCAATAAACTCTGAACCTTCCTCTTTGGTAAATTTGTGGCTCTGTAACCCTAGCTGGACTACCCTTTGACCGTCTAGGCTTGGTGCTATCTTGCCTAGCTTGCGTCCTGTCTCATTTGCCCATTGATCAATTAAAAGCCGCTTCCAATCGTCTGCTGACCACTCTGAACCAGCACCCTTCATGGCTTTTGCCACTTGGTCAATCAGGGCGTGAAACATATCATTTTGGTCTGTGCTTCTGGTTGCTTTTTTAACTTCCAACCGTAATTGCTTGCCAGCTTGCAAAGTTTCTTTGATTTTCGGCCACAAATCTTTTAGCACCGTGTGGGCTTGTTGGCTGTTATGCAAGGTAAAAATCATTTAGCCTCCAATTGCTTTAAAGCCTGTTGTAAACCCAACAAACCCCCAACCCTTTGGTCATCAATAAATATTTGCGGCATTCCACGAACATTTGGGTAAACAAAATTAAACGCTTGTCTAACGCTTTCTTTGTCCATGTCATTCTCAATAAACTTTAGACCTTTTGCTTTTAATAGCTTTTTAGCGGCAACACAATTTGGACAGCCTGATTTTGTATAAATAAAAATATTCATTTAATAACTCCAATCATGCGTAAGGCGGCTTCTGGGCTGTCAATTCGCGCCAAGGTGCTTCCAGACCAGTTTTCAAAGAAATCGGCTTGTAGCCCCGTTAAACGCTTTTTAGATGTGCTTTTGATCTCCACTAAGAATGTGTGACCGCGAAACCCAACTAAAAGATCAACAGGCAAAGAAATGATCCAAACATAAGCACCCGCGGCTCTTAGAGCTGAAACAATCTGTTCCTGATTTGCGTCAACTCTTGCGGCTCGTCTCATTTTTAATCCTGTTCATTCTTTGGCGTAGGTCATCAGCGGCTGGTTGTCCGCGTCTCTTGGCAATGTCCGCTAGGGTCTGTTGCCACCAATATTGGGCTTCCCCGCCACCTTCCTCTAATGCTTTCTTTTTGAAGCGCCTGATCCATTCCAATGCTTCCGTTTGCCTCATAGTCTCCCGTAAGTTCAAGCGCTCTTGTGATGACAAAGTGGCTAAATTGTTGGCCTTCTCTGGCTCGGTCAAGAATTCTGTTTGCTTCATGGTGTGTCATGCCTTCCTCCTCAATTGAGCCATTTTTTCAAGTTCAATCAGGCTTGGCGGTCTAGTTATTTTTTCATCAGCTTTAATTTTTTGCAAAGCAGGGTCAGGCAAATTTGACGTGGGAGTTGTCACCCGGCCAATTTCTGCGTAATTGATTTTTGGTGCGTTGGTGCTTCTCACCCAATTTCGCCATGTAGCATCCCAATCAAGTTTCACGCCCTTTTGACCAGCTTGGGCTATCCAATAATCTTTAAATTGGTCAAAGGTTTTAACAGGGTTAAGTTCTGGTCTTGTTTGTTGGCAGAAATCTTCCCATTCTTTTGTAAAACAAAAATCAGAGGCGAGGCGTGAGCCGCGCTGTGCTTTCTTATCTTGGTTATTGGTTATTGGTTTATGGTTTATGGTTGCTATTGGGGTAGCATTAGGGGGGCTAATAGCCTCCTCATAGGGGGGCTTTGACCACCTCTTAGCCGCCCCACGTTTACCAGCCTCTGCAAACTCTTTATATTGCTTGATTTCCTTGTCAGCCCTTGGGTTTACAAAGCCTTCGGGTGTGGACAAAAAGAATTCATTTAGCACCGTCATTACATCTTCCTCATGGTCACGCATCCCAATTTGACGGGCAATGTCTCTGTGTTTTATGGGTTGTTCATGCAAAAAATAGAAATCAAGTAGCCGCCTATAGGCCAAATCTTCCAACAATGAAAGGTGATGAGTGTGACTTTTATAGTCACCAATGTGAAACTGGTAGTAGTGCATAGCCGCCTTTTAAACCCCTTAAAAAGAAACTGCGGCAGGAGAGGGGATAACTCTTTTCGGAACGGGGATCAATCCATTCCTAGCCGTGTTTCAAACAATTTTAATCCACAAACCAATGCGGACGCAACAGCTTTAATTGCCAAATTCTTGCAATAGGTACAGCTTTCCATTGGGAAATAGCTGGTTGCTTTATCCCTAATAGTTTGGCTAGATCACTTTGTGAGCCAGCTAATGCAATAAACTTTTCTTTATTCATAAGCCACATTATAACACATTTGTATAAAAGCAACATTAGGGAAAACACCTAGAAAATAATGTGAAATAGTTGTTGACATGGGTATAAGGTAGGTTATAATTACATCATGCCCTAGCAATTCGCATGGGGTCTTTTTAGGAAATCAAATGAAAATTGGTAAATCTTATTGGAGTGTTTCAGTTAGCCAAGACAAGGTTTGGGCAGAAATTGCTTTAACCGAACCGCAAACTGGCATTCGTGCAAACGTCATGCACAAATGCAAATTGATCAGGGCAGATATTAAATTGCAATTAAATGGCAAAACTGAATACGCCACAGAAATTGAAGCCCGCAAAGCATTTGCAAAGTTGGATCAAGAGACTGCTAAGTTTGTAGACGTTAACGAAAACTTCCCAGTTAGTTTGGGTCTTGGTTGGTGTTAAGAATGGATGGGGGCTTAGTCCCCCATTAGGGTAAGTCCTAACAAAATAATTGTTGACTTACACATAAGACCGCTTATAATTCACTCATGCCCTAACTTTTTGGGGTCTTTTAAGGAAACCAAATGATTGATACCAAACTCCACTATTACTTTGACGATGTTGTGTCTTATGACAACGGCCAGACTGTTGAAAACGTCAAGGTTGGTTATGACTATTACAACGCTGAAGATAACTACCCGTATGACTACGATTCTGCGGAAATTTTTGATGTGTTTGTGTTTGATAAACAAGGCAACCACATCACTTATGACATTCCCCAAGATGAATACAAACGCATCATGCAAGAAGCCAAAGCCGACTTTGCACAAATTCAGAAAGACCGCAATGAAATCTAAGATTATTCAAACACTTGTCGAATGCTTTTTGGCAATCATTGTCTTTGGCGGTTGGGGCGTATTACTTGCTTGGAGGGGTTGACCATGATTGATCAAATTAAAGAATATATGCGTTTGCCATCAGCCAAAGAACTAGCGGCTAAAGAACTTGAAATGGCACAGCGCAAGCTGTTAGAGGCTCTCAGCGCCCAAGAATATGCAAAGCGCATGGGTGATTACCACTCAGACAGAATCAAACGCCTAACGGCTTATTTAAAGGAAGAAACATGAAAGTTTATCAAGCAATCAACGCCATTCAAGCAGACTTAGCCAAAACTGGAATTTCCAAAGACCGCGTGAACTCTCAAGGCTCTGGATATAAATTCCGCGGTATTGACGATGTGTATAACGCGATCAGCCCATTGTTGGCAAAACATGGTTTGTGCATTTTGCCCCGTATGCTTAACCGCGAATGTACTGACAGAATAAGCGGCAAGGGCGGCAATCTATTCTATGTAGTTGTAGAAGCTGAGTTTGACTTTGTTAGTGCGGAGGACGGTTCTAAACACACGGTTAAGACGTTTGGTGAAGCAATGGATAGCGGAGACAAGGCCACTAATAAGGCAATGAGTGCCGCGTACAAATATGCCGCATTCCAAGCGTTTGCCATTCCTACAGAGGGTGACAATGATGCTGATGCGTACACACATGATGTTGCACCAACAATCATTGAGCCAGACAGCATGACAGAACTGTTTGCGGCTATTGAATCAGCAACCACATTAGACAATTTAAAGATTGCTTACAACGTAGCGTATGCGGCTTGTGATGGCAACAAAGTTTGGCAATTAAAAGTTATTGCCGCCAAAGACAAAGCAAAAGAAAGGATACAACTTTAATGTGGCCTTTCCCACCATTCCCAAACCCAATGGACAAGGGCAACAAAGTGCCTAAATTTAACCCTGAAAATTATGAGGACGCACCACTATGATTGAAATAATGGATCAAGGCTCAGACGCATGGTTTGCGGCTCGTATTGGTAAAGTCACCGCCTCCAAGGTTGCTGATGTAATTGCCAAGACTAAATCAGGCTACAGCGCCAGCCGCGACAATTACATGGCTCAGTTAGTGTGTGAACGCTTAACAGGTCAAAGGGAAGAATTCTTTACCTCTGCCGCAATGCAACACGGCACAGACACAGAACCGCTTGGCAGAGCCGCTTATGAGTCGTTTAAAGACGTTTTAGTTGATGAAGTGGGGTTTGTACCTCACCCAAAGATTTTGATGGCTGGCGCTTCTCCTGATGGGCTTGTAAGTGATGATGGTTTATTAGAAATCAAATGCCCCAACACGGCCACACACATTGAGACTTTGCTGTCCCAAACTGTGCCGGGCAAGTACAACACTCAAATGCAATTCCAAATGGCTTGCACAGATCGAGAATGGTGCGACTTTGTATCTTTTGACAATCGTTTGCCAGAGGAACTTCAATTGTTTGTTAAACGTGTCCCACGGGACAATGTTTTTATCAGGCTAATAGAGGGTGAAATTATCCAATTCCTTGCTGAACTGGATGACAAAATTAACAAACTTATGAAAGTAAAAAATGTCTAAAATTTATGAAATTTCCGTTGTTTCTGGTAAATACAAAAACAAAGATGGCCAAGAGAAATCCCGTTACCAAACCATTGGATCAGTCATTGAGACTAAAAATGGGCCAATGCTTAAATTAGACAGCGTTCCTTTGATGGATGGCGGTTGGAACGGTTGGGCATACCTAAACACCCCCAAGCCTAAAGATGATTACAAAGGTTTGCCAAAGGACGATGACATTGATTTTTAAGTTTATGGGGGGAAAGCCATGCAATTTTAGCTTGCGCAAGAATGGTTAGTACCCCCGCCTTTTAGGAACAATCATGGATTACAAAAAAATGTTTGACAAAATATTTCCCGAATTTCCAAGAGTCAGAGCCAATGACCCTTTGACTTCATTTGAAGCCGCGGACTCTATCAAAGACGCTGTGTCTCAACACCACCAGACCATTTTGGATTGTCTCCAAAAACACGGTGCATTAGGCAAAGATGGAATTTCAGCCCGTACAGACCTTGATGGGAATCAAGTAGCTAGAAGGCTTAATGAAATGAAAGTAATTGGGCTTATCCAACTTACTGGCAACACAGTTAAATCAAACTCAGGACGTAATGAAAGAGAATGGCAATGCACCAGATTGGATTAAACGGCAATTTCCAACTTCACCCATATAGATGCTGTAATAAGTGTGATCAAGACAAACCACCAGAGGGAGGCGTTGACATGGGGCATAAGTGGATTTGTCAGACTTGTTGGATTTCCAGAACTACAGGCAGACATTTAAGGCAAAACAATGACCAAAGACGATCTAATTAACTTGTTACGCATCACGGGCGCTCAACCAACAGCCATAGACGCTGTATGTGCGGCTTATGACGCTGGCTGGAACGATGCCCTTGACGATTACGCAAAACGCTTAGAACCGCTTCCTTTTGGCAAAGACACAATAGACAGCTTTTCTGTGTTTATTAGGTCAGCTAAGAAATAGCGCTTTTTCGTCAATTCTGCGGGTTTGCAAGCCTTTGAGGATTTTGCCTCCAGCCATGCAATATTTCATCAGTTCCTCACCAGCGCCTTCTTTATCGCCTCTAAGTAACTTTTGACGTAACGTAGAACGCTGGAGTGTCCCAAGACCCACGTTAAAACTAAAAGAAACAAGCCCGTCAAACATACCTTGTGTAAGAGGGACAGGACAGAAAGTATGCACCCCGCGCTCAAATCGTTGCAAATCAGTTCTAAGAATGGCATCTACTTCGTCTTTTGAAAACTGTCGATTATCTTCTTGAGCCAAAGGGAAACTGCCTCTTTGATCAATTGGCATCTTGCCTTGATTTGGGTAAAGAACATGGCCTACTCCTATTGTCCACAACTTAGCGGGACATTGATATGGTTTAAATCTCACACCCTCATGGTGCTTGATCATGTCAACAGCTTTAAAACTGACGTTCATTTTTTCTCAAATGCTTGTGAGCCAAACCAAAAAGCCACAATAGATGCCCAAATCAATTGAGTGTCGTTGTCCCACAATTGGTCTAAACATTCGCTAAAAGGCACGTTTGTATGGTAAGCGTACACAAAGCCAGCCACATCCACAAACACCAACAAAAGAAACATTCCATAAGTTAAAGTTGGGCGTACCATTGCCCTAGCGTTAGTCACCCATTGGGATGCACCTTTGCCAATCTCTATGTCGTGAGCATACAACGATTGACGCTCTTGTAGTCTATACCCTTGAGCATTTGTTTCGGCTTGGATTTGCATTTGCTCTGTGTGGATGTGTTCCACCCGTTCTTGAGCCTCAAACCCCGCTTTACGCAATTCAATCTCACGTTGAATTTGCAATTGAGCCAATTCAAGTTCATGCGCCTTGTCGGATCGGTCTTGAAAGAAACCTAATAACTTGGGCAAACCGCCCATAAGAAACGATAAAAGGGTTGAAAGTAGTGTTAGCATTATTTAGCCATTTCTGTTGAAGCAAGGTTGATACGGGTCTTGACAGCGCCAAGGTCTTGTGGTTCTTTGGTAAATCCTACAGAAACATAACCCTCAAAAGCGCCCATTTCTGGGGGAATTGAGCCACGGCAAATAAAATTTACGCCTTGTTTTTCTTCCCACTCTGAAGTCTTACCAGAGGCAACAAGTTTGTCGCAATAAACTTCTCCATTCATCATTGCAATCACGGCAGAATTACGGGTTGCATCTTTGCCAAACAAAGTAGAGTTATAGCCATCCAATGCGATTTCTCGCCCTTTTGGGCCATACGCAAGTAACGTGACCCTACTATTCACAACCAAAGCCACTTTGTGAACCAACACCGTTTCGGCTTCCAAATCCTTTTTTAGTCTTTCGGCAACGTGTTCTAAAACTTTGATTTCTTTAAGTTGGGGTTGATGGCTTGAACTTGTAATGGCATTCAAAATAACGGTGCGTGAGTCCCATGCAAAGTACCCAGCAAAGAACAAGAAAGATAAAAGGATGACCGTAAACAGTTTGAAAGGATTGTCTACCCACTCAATTAAACCAATCACTTTACCAATTGTGCTGTCATCTTTTTTAGCTTCAGGCTTAGACACAATTTTTACCTTGGGTTTAGGTGTTCTGCGTTTAACAGGCGCTACTTTGGCAGGGGATTTTTTTGTGACCATTATGCGTATACGTCCAGTTTGCGGTTAGTAAATATCTCCATGCGAATGCGCTCTTGAGTTACTTTTTTACAGTAAATCTCAAACCCTATGTCTTGCAATTGCACTTGTTTCTTTTTGGCTAATTCAAGAGTTTTGTTAACTTCCTCTTGTTTTTCCAACTTTTTTTGAGCAAGATCATGTTGGTCGGGATACCCTGACGCTTGAACGGTTGGAAATAATTTGATCGATTCAATCATTTTTTTTCACGCTCTTGCGCTTCTTTGTAACCGTGAATTATTAACGCCCTAGTTTCTGCCGAATCCGCTGTTCCCGCCCATTCCGAAAGATTGTTCCAAATCACCACATAATCTGTCGATTTGCAATACTGAGCATTGTTTTTTAACCACGCCACCATTTGCGAATGACGTTCCGATGGGTTGTGCGTTGTGTACCCAATCCCATAGAATTCTCTAACGTGACAACCATTCTTGGCTACCGCACCAACTAGCCCAAACAATAATAAAAGAATGAGCCAGCGCATTCATTTACTTTGTCCAATGATGGCTAAAGTATCCCATGACAGTAGAAATGGCAGAAACAAATGTCATGCCCATCCAAAAGCCACCACGACCTTTGTTGGCTAGTTCAATCAAAGTGTCTAGTTGAACTTCCATCTTGTCAATCTTTGCTTCCATTGATTCAACTTTTTGCCACAAAACACCATATTTGACCAAATCAATATCCGACATCTTAGGCTTTCTGGATAAACGCCAATGAATAGTAAAGGGGCAAATATGTGCCACCTGAACTTGTTGCCGCGGCTGTAAAGCCACCAGTATTGCCTACAGCATAGGTGCTACCAGAACCCACTACAAACTTGTCTCTCAAGTCTGGAGTACCGTTAGAGCCATTGCATAAGTAATAGCCTGTAGGAATAGCACCAATAGAGCCTGACCACATAATGATGCCGCCAGAAGGAATTGGGTTGACAGCCGCGCTAGTTCCCAAGATGCCATAAAGATTGTCATAAGTACCAATTTGAACATTGGCAGAATCTGTCAAAATAAACTTGTAAGAGTAGCCCTCAGTCAGCCAAATCTCTTGTGGGGGTCTGCCATCAGTTCCTAATTGAATAGGATTGGAATTGGCAATTGTTCCAGCGGCAGTCGTATAGGTTGCCAAAGGAGTGCTAGACCCTGCTTGGTAGGTATAGATATACCCACCGTTTAAAGGAATGCCTGTGTTGGTAAAAAATTGAAATCCATTACCAATGGGGGAAAGATTGACTGCCATGTTATTTTCCTACGTCTGAAAGTTTAGTGCCAAGTTGTGATGCTTTACGCATTTCCTCTTGAGACTTTTTTGCTTGTTTTTGCATAGCCCTTGCCGCCATAGCTTCTGATCCAGCCACACCAGCTTTGCCGCCTAAGTAGCCACCAACAGCCGCACCGCCCGGCCCTGCAATTGCACCACCTAATCCAGCGCCAGCAGTTGTGCCAATTTTACCAAGGTTGCCTTCAACAATGCCAACTCTACGCATTTGCTGACCAGCGCCTTCGTAGCCGTGAACGCCCGGCATCAAATAGCCACCCATGTTTAATGTGTGAAAGGCTTTTTGTTCTTCAGGAGAAAACGCCATTTTGATCTTGTCGGCTCTAGCGTTCAAAATCTTATTAACTGAGTTTTGATTCCATTCACCAGCTTTTGATGCGCCAGCTTGATAAATCTCACGCGCAAGGTTGCCACGCATTTCGTTCATTGCTGATTCAGCAGAAACACGCAGTTCTTGTGGAACTTCAATAGTCCATTTTGGCAAGCCTGTTGCTTTGTCCACAGGGCCAGAAATAGAACCTTTAGAAACTTTTTCAGCCGTGTCGTAAATATGCTTCCATTGGTCAAGGGGCATACTGTTTAACTTTTGCGGAATTGCATCAAAAGCCGTTGCAGTCTGAACGCCATTAGGATCAATGTCACCAAATATTTCTTTGATGCCTTTAGAACCAAACAAGGTTTTTTCAGCTTGGTGCAAACTGTCAGCCTTTTTAAGCAAATCAAGCCCACCAGCAGAACCAATGTCTCGCTCAATTGCTTGGTTAATTTGCTTAATAATGCCAGCGTTGTCTTTTGTCCAATTACTGTTTAAAGACTTTTGAACCGCAACCCATCCATTGACACTATTGGGCGCATACACATTGCCCATTTCATCTTTAAAGCCAACAGTTTTGGCTAAGTTAATAAGTTCTTCAGCAGACCTTGCAACACCCTCATTGCCTTTTAAACCAAGACCAGCTTTAAACTGTTTGTCAGCAAACAGATTTTCCACATTGCTTGTTTGAATAGGATTATCACCAACTTTAGAACTTACATCGTCATATAGCTTTTTCTTTTCGCCTTTAAAGAAACCAGCAAGCCCGTTATCACCAGAAAATGTGTCATTGATACGTTGACCGCGTTCATAAGGCGTAACCAATGTTGGGCTTGCGCCTGTGTTCTCAATGCGCTTTTGGGCATAGTTAGACAACGCCACTTGTTCATTGGCAATTTGTTGTTTATACAGTTCACCTTCTGGTGTGGGGTTAGCCATCTTTGCTTTGGTGTGTTCATTACGCAATAGATTTTCATTGCCAGTAATAACACCTTGACGCACTTGACCAGAGTCACCCAGAATTTCATTGGCAATTTGCGCTCTAGTTGTTTGCTCTGTGACTGGTACATCTTGAGCAGTCTTAGACAATTTAACTTGAGGAAATTGACCCCTAGCTGTTTCTTCGCCAGTAATTGCACCAGCATAAGGATTAGCATCAACTTTAGCCGCACCAACGCTACCAAGCGGGGCTTGTTTTGCCTTAAATTGGGCTTGTAAATCAGCCGCGGCTGTGCTTGGGCGTTGAACTTGTAACTCTGATGCCGCCTCACGAAATGGCGCGGCAACCGTTTGACCTACTTGTTTGACAGCGGGTATTGTTTCTTTAATGGCTTGCGGCAAAGCAACAGCAGCAATCACAATCATGTTTCTAATGTCTTGTGCGGGTATTCCTGTTTTCTCTGAAATTTGTTCAGGAGTCATGCCCAATTGATTGAACATTTTGTTCACTTCTTTGGCAATTGGCTCTGTAACACCGCCTAAAGGTTGCTGATATGTTTGTTTGCCTGTTATGCCAAAGGCTTTGCCCATTGGTTTGTCAATAGTAGCCGCGGCTTGTTGACCAATACGTTCTGCTTCTTGAGGCGTATTGGCTGTTCTAGCCAAAGCCTGAACACCCGCACCATAAATAGCAGGGACAACACCATACAAAGTGTCAATCCCACCAGCAACCCGTTCACCAAAACCACGCTTGGCTTCTTGTACTTGACCTAAAACATTACCCGCCATGCGGCCTAATGCCGTTCCTTCAAGTTTTGGCCCTGTAAGCGGTTTAACTTCACCACCGAATGTGCTTGGTTGGACTTGTTGAACTGGCTGGCTTGGTTGGCTTGGTTGAGTTTGCTTGCCAAGAATCATTGCCCCTAGTTCATCTTGTGGGGCTTGTTGCGTTTGTTGAGGCGCTAGTGGTGTTTTAGACTTTCGTGAAATTTCTTTCAATAAAGAATCTACATCACCTTGCAACCTTCTTTTTTGTTGCGGATCAGTTGTTTTTCCTAATTGATCTTGTACGTTTGTAAGTTCGCTTTGAATAATTCTCAAAGATTCTTGATCACGTTCAGATTGAGTTTTTGAAACTGTACTTGAATTTTTTGCAGAAACATTAGATTCAGGCGCTTTGCCTAAAATGAGTGCGCCAAGTTCATCCATTACAAACCTCCAGTTTCAGACAATTTTTTAATGTTCTGATACTTATTGTAAAACTCTTGACGCTTTGCGGGGTCACTTCCTAGCAGTTTTTCAATTTCAAACTTACGTTTAGTTGGATCAGTTATGTCTTTATACAGATTCATAACCTCAAAAATCTTGGTATCAGCATTGGAATTCCATAATTGCTGATAAGCCTTAATGTTGTTGTCGCCAAATTGCTGTGCAAACTTTTGTGCGCCATTAGCTTGCATATCAATATTGGTCTGATCGGCTTGAACCCTACGGGCAATGTTGATCAACACGTTAGTTGGCACTTTAACTGTGCCGTTAGCAACCGCTTGCATATCCAATCCAGCCACGGTATTGCCAACGCCACCCATAGCCTTAGTGTTTGACAAAGCCATGTTAGCCAAGTCTTTGGCAAGCATATCGTATTGATCGCTTTTCATTGCCATGAGAACTTTTTGCTCTAATTGACCCATAACGCCACCGCTAGGAAATCTAAGGTTTTCACCAATTCCTGTGGCTTGCTTAATTACTTCCTCAACATTCCTTCGGCTTTGTGGCAAACCCCCTTGAGCCTCAATTAAACGTGTGCGGTAGCTTTGACCAGAAGCCTGATCTGCCGCCTCTGTTGGCTCTGGCGCGTAAGGTTGTGATGCGCTTCTGACAGGATAAGGTAATGGCAAATTACCGACTACGGGCCTTTGGCCCATACCGCCACCACCTTGCTGTGGGGTGTTCTGCAATCCTTGAGCGACACCAATGGTAGCTGTAGGCGTAGAACCCGCCACGCTAGGCTGTGTAAGTATAGTTTGACCTTGCGCTGTTGTGCTAATGCTTGGTGTTAATGCAGTTTCTTTTTGCGCTGGCGACAACAAAGATTGCTCTTGTGCAATCAAATCTTTAACAACATTAGGGCCTTTTTGCGCTTTGCTAAGTGGATATTTGTAAGCATCAATTAAGTCGTGTACTTCACGGCTATCAGGATTTTCTTTTTTTAAACGCTCTAATTCGCCAATAACAAGGTTTGGATCATCAATACCCATACGTCCCAAAATTCCCAAACGACCACCAACAATTTGTCGCATATCTTGCGTCATTGAATTTTTGGCTTTTGTTGCATCAGTTTGGCTTTTGTGTAATCCACTTAATGAAGTAATAACGTCAGAGCCTGTCAATGGGGCAATTTTAGGAATGACAGAATTGATCTTGTCCATGTCAATGCGACCATTAGTCTGCCAATTGTCAGGATTACTTGTGAACTCTTGAAGTTTTAAACGCTCATCGTTTTTTTGCTTTAAAACTTGATTTTCAATCTGAGCTTTTTCCAAAGCCAATGGATTCATTTGTTGGGCTTGCTGGTAGTTTTGGATGCCGCCAGCCATGTTCAACATATCCCCAAGGGTTTGACCTTGAGGCTTTGGGTAATTTACATTCATTGAAAAGTCAGCCATGATTTATCCTTATGTCGCTTTAATCATTGAGCCAAGCAACGCTGTGTTACCAAGTGTACTAAGAGCATTTGCGGTGTTAGCACCACCAGCCACAGCATTGCCAGCCAAAGCTGAACCAATACCAGTTGCAAGATTAGCGGTGTTTAAACCATACGCATTTGCCGCACCAATTCCTTGACCAGCATTTGTTGTTATGTTGCCACCATAGTTAGATGACAGACCACCAAGGTTAGAACCGTATGTATTGCCAAGACCAGCCAATTGACCGCCAGAAGTTGTGCCAATGTCAGCCATTCCTTTTAAGCTGTTGTAAATGTTGTTGCGCTGGGTGTTGTAGTTATTAAACGCATTTTGGTAAGCGCCACTAGCATAGTTTTGAGTGTAGTCTTGCAGACCTCTCATTGCATTACCACCTAAAGCACCACCAGCCATGTTTCCAGCACGTTGGTTAGCCATTTGCCCTTGACCTAATTGAAATTGATAATTGGGCGCTAAATTTGAATAAAGGTCAGCAGTATTAAATTGATTAGTAAAGTAAGGCTGATTAGCAATTAACCCTTGCGAACCCGCTTGGCCAACAGCTTGGTAAGGTTGCTGAATTCCAACTTGCTGGTTGTAAATGTCATACAAGTTACCTTGAGTTTTTGCATAGTTGCTTGCCAAATCACCACGATTTGCAACATTTAAGCCTTGAGCATCAGCATAAGCCTTTGCAAGATTGCCTTGCGCTTGTGTTCCATATTGGTTAATCAAGTTTCTAGCATCAGAAATGCCTGATTGATTTGCGGCAGTTCCAAGTACATTGCCAAGGGCAGATAAACCAAGTCCTGTGGCAAGGCTAGTGCCTAAAGCTGAACCAGCGCCAGCGCCAAGTGCAGAACCCACACCAGAGCCAACGGCAGAACCTACGCCTGTGGACAAACCGCCCAATGTTGAGCCAAGTGCGCCAGCGCCTACGCCTGTAGCTAAACTACCTAATGTAGAACCAAGAGTAGACCCACCAAGCAAAGAGTTTGTAGCGGCTAAACCACCAGCACCTAAACCAGCGCCTAAAGCACCTTCAAAACCAGCCGCACCAAGAGTCCCCCCCAAACCGCCAGCACCAGCGGCAGTCAAACCAGAACCTAAAGAGCCACCAAGACTACTAACACCACCCGCACCGCCAAGACCGCCAGCGCCAGCGGCTGTTAAACCTGTGCCTGTTCCCATGCCAGTAACAGTTGACCCTAAACCATCAACGCCTAAACTACCAAGTCCAGACATGTCAGCAATGCCACCCAAAGTAGCACCTCCAGCGCCACCCAATGCGCTATTGGCAGTTGTCAAATCAGCTAACCCCGACATATCAGCCACGCCACCTAAAGCACCAATTGATCCAAGAGTAGAGCCACCCGTACCATAAACACCCATTCCAGCGTCTAATGCGCTACCAGCGCCAGCACCAGCGCCTAAAGCCGCACCACCATACATAGCCGCAATTAATTTAGCGGCATTACGAACTTGCCCCATGTCGCTAGAACTATTCCATTGAGGAACAATGGCTACGCCACCGTCAGCAGTTTGAACGGCTTTATAACCAACATTGCCATGCCCTTCACTTGTCCACGACATTAAATTGTTGGGTTGAAGGTAATCAGCTTTGCCTTTCAGGTTTTCATTAACATTACCTATGAAACCTAATTGCTGTCCATTGTTAGTCAAATAACCTACAGGGGCTGTGCCGCCTTCATCATCTACAGATATATTTTTTGAACCAAGTTTAAGATTGGAAAGGTCTGTAATTCCGTTTTGCGCCATTGTGGTTGCCAAAGATGAAGCGCGATCTTGCAAAGAGATACCACCGGGCAAATCTTTAACGCCAATTTTGTCCCATTGATCAAGCAATTGGTTTGTCAGTTTGTCAGTTGACCCGCCAGTAGCCATTGTTTGAGAAACTAAAGAATTGATTGTGTTGTCCATGATTTAGGCTCTCTCAAACATTGTAGTAAGGGACTTTATAAGTCTGTCCATTTACGGTGACATTCATAAATAGAACAGGATTAGCTGGAAGCGTGGCAGACGCTGCCGTAGCAGTTGTGGCAGAACTAAAGTTCAACAAGTTGATAAAAAATTGTTGCCAAGGCCGTGAAGGGCGATTAGTCGTTCCATCCAAAAACGGTG